TTATTCTATACGTTTTCTCTTTTCTACCTTAAGTTTTCTTTCCAGTTCTTGTTTTTTCACAACCATATTCCAAACTGCTTTTTTTAATCTTTTGTATCCTGGGTGGTCTGTATTACTTGTCTTGTTTAGACATTCCATTAGTTCAGATATATGTTTTCTCTTTTTTTCTATATCGAGTTCTAAACCAATTTCTTTTAGGTTATTCATAACTTTCTCACTTAACTTTATGATTTACACAGCTATGCTGTGTTATAAGTTTTTTAACAAAAAAAACTTATTGATTAATAAGTATCTCATTTTTGGTTCACCCAGGTACGCCCGGTTAGGGCGCTTAAGCTTGCTGACTAGCAAGCGACTGTACTTAATATAAATTTTCGACCCTCTGTTTACATAATTTTTTTTGATTTATGATGGTCTTAACAGAAAACTCGGAGTACTCCGAGTTTGAACTGATTTATAGGAATTTGTCTTGATTGAATATTTTTTGTTGGGGCTGGTCGTTTTATCTTTTTTTGTCTCAGCTTTAATTTTTACTTTTAGATCTGTATCTAATGCTTTGAAAGAAGATGAGGATTGGCCCTAAATAGCCTAAGATAAATAGAAAAATAGGAAGCATACGCTTCCCATTTTTTAGTGTCGTAAAGAATATTTTCATATCCATTAATAATTTAGTGTCTAAATCATTAATTATTTTGATTCTACATAATCTTTTTCTTCTTGCAAGTATTCTTATTCTTCTACTTGGCGCTTTTTAATCTTAAAGGTTCTTCGTCCATTTAATTGGTGGCTAATCTCAGGATTACGACCTGGTAGCTGTCTAATAAAAACAGGGGCACCATCAGGGTTTTTGCTGATTAAGCTATCATTTTCAACATAAAGAACACGCTCACTATGAGCTGTAGTAATGAAACATTTTCGTAAAATTTTAGCTGCTTCATTTGCTATTTCTCTTTCATATTGATTTTCATTTTTCATGTGCGCTTTTCTTTTCTGTAGTGCTAACTTTCAAATTATTATTAAGTTTTTTATAGAATACAAATTATATAAAATATCTTGACTAAGAAAATGCAATATCTTATAAAAGAATTATGTTTTTATGGGTTATTCTTTATGAAAGACTTAACTTTTGCTCAGCTTAAATTGATCTCGAGTAGTGTTAAAGATGATTTAGATCTGTTCGCTATTCCTGCATCTCCAGATGATCTTACATCCTGGCAGTTACGTTTTTCTGCACCGGGTCTCCAGGGCGTATTGTTACATTCTCATGGTAAAAAAATTAGACAATTCAAAACTTTAGATTCTTTGGTTAAATTTGTTCATGATAATTTCAATCCTGAAGTTTTTAAAATTTCGTTTTCTAATAGTTGATTGCTTTTTGATAACATGATTACATGACAACAAATTTTATTTAAGACGAAAAAAAACAGCGTTGGCGCGCTGTCTTTTCTCGAATGTTTAACGAGTTCTGCTAACTCTCTACGATGACTATTTTATATGAATATAAATTCGTGTCAATTTTTTGACCAAAAAATAGACAAAAATAGGCTGCAAAAATCGGCCCTTGGTATATTTACGAAATCTCAGTCCAACGTTGGTACACAAGGGTTTCAGAGACTTCATGAATATATTCTTCAAGATCGTTCTTGTGAGCTTCTTCCAACTGAAAGAGTTTGTAATTGCTTAAAGAAACGTATTGATAAAGATAAGAAGAGAATGGTTATGTTCAATGAGGTTCGTGAGAAAGCTCATTGGTCTAATCTACAGAGATGTGGTTCAATTTGGTCATGTCCAGTTTGTGCTAAGCAAGTTACTGAAAAACGTCGTGAAGAGTTGAAAACTGCTGTTTCTAAATGGAAATCTATGGGCGGAACTCTTCTTTTGTTAACTTTAACAAATCCTCATTCTGCTTCAGACTATCTTAAGGCTATGCTTTACGCTCAGAAAAAGGCGCTACAAAAATTTTTTGAACGCCGAAAGGGAAAAGATTTACTTAGGCTATTAGGTAGAAAATATCAGATCCGTTCTACTGAGGTGACACATGGTCAAAACGGCTGGCATCCTCACTATCATATTTTATTATTTGTTCAACGTGATTATGAATTAGATTTAATTTCAGAGTCTTCTATTTATGAGCAACTTTTGGCTCACTGGAAGTCTTGTTGTGTTGATTCTGGTCTACCTTGTCCAAATGAACATGGTCTTGATATTCGTGATGGAACATATGCTGATAAATATGTTTCTAAATGGGGTATTGAGAATGAATTAACTAAAGGTCATATAAAAAAAGGTAAGGAAAATTCTAGAACTGCTTTTGATCTTTTACAGTTATCCTTTGATGATGTTGAAATATTTGGCAAAAAGCCAAGTAAGCTTTTTCAGGAATTTGCTTTGTCTTTTAAAGGTTCCCGTCAGTTGGTTTGGGGTAGAGGTTTAAAAAAATTATTAGGTATTGATGATAAATCTGATGAAGAGTTAGCTGAAGAGACTGAACAAACTTCAATTGTTTTATGTTCTGTTGAGAAAATTGTTTTTGATATTTTAAAGAAATATAAAAAGAGACATGAATTTTTGCGCTGGGTTGAAGATGATTATAAAAATGGCTGTTTTGGTAGTGGATCTGCCGAATATAATTTAAGTTTACTTATCCAGGCTGAAATTGATTCATTTGAATCTCATGAAATTGATTTCATGGTTCATAGGGGAATTATTTAAAAAGGGAGTTTTCCTCCCTTTTTTTATTTATCTTTTCTTTTTAATTCAGCATTTTGTACTTCACAATTTTCAAATGCAAAATCGATAAGCATGTGAAGTATTTCTGATTCTTTAATTACGGTTTGTCCTTTCTCCATTCTTTGCATATTTATTTCTTTGCTTATAGCCATAAGTTTGGCTTCTTCTTTTTTGTTAATTCGTAAATATGCAGAGATCATTTCTAAATTCCTAAAATTTTTAACATCTTAACTTATTTTGATCACATGACAACATGTGACTATCACAACTTTATCTTAAAAAAACTTTTTTTAAAAAAAATATAGTTTGTTTTTTATATTGACAACATGTTGTCATGACAACATAATCCAAAATACATTCTAATCCGAAGAGTAAAAAATATGTCTGTAAAAACGATTATTGAAGATGCAGTTGTTCAAAAAGGAACAAAAAAAGATGGCGGTACTTATTACTTTGTTGAAGTTTTAGAGCCGGTTCGTAAATACATCAATCCCGACAAGCCGCAAGATGCTGCGACTCTTGAAGCTCTTGTTGACTCGAAAGAAGCTGTTTCTCAATTAACTCTACATCAACGTAATCGTTCTCTTGTTTTTTCTTCTCTTGATTTGAATTGAGTTTAGGCCATGGCATATGACTGTGACATTTATCTAATTGTTGATGGTGTTCAGACATATGTCTGTACTGAGCTACCGCCTGATCATTCAGGTTCTACATCTCAGGTTTTTGAGATTACTCAAGCACAAGCTAATGAACTTATTCTCTATGCAATTAGTTGCTTCGTGGTGGTTTTTCTTGTGCGTTCAATTAAAAGTTTACTTGTCTAAGGAGGCCAACATGGCTGAAAAAACTTCTGAAACTCAAAAGATGACGTTTGGTGAGAAAGTTACTTATGGATCTTTAGCTTTTATCTTAACTTCTCCAGCTTTTGCTGAAGGTGGTTTTGGTGATGCTGTTGTTACTTCAGTTAGTTCTCAAAATCAAGAGGTTATGAAAGTTGGTGGTGCTGTAATTGCTGTTGTCGCCTTAATTTTCGGTTTTCGTACTGTTAAGCGCTTAATCGGCGGTTAATTTTGTGAGTAAGCAGTATGTCTTATGAATCTTTTGAAATTCTTTTTAAAACCATTGTTGTTGTTGTTTCTTTAGGATTAATTCTCAAATGACTACTAGACTGCTTGCTTACTCTTCTTCTTTTTTTTTAGCTTTTGCGCCTAGTTATTCTTTTGCTAATGCTGCAAACCTTGCTTTTTCTTATGCCCAGGCGACATCTATTAATGGCGTTAATTTCGTTAAAGTAGCTTTTAATAGTTTAGCTACTTCTTCAAATGGTGTTCTTACTTCAGTTGGTCAGTATGTTTCGTACATGAGACCTACTGCTTCTATGATTGCAAGGGTTGTTCTTCCTCGTTTACTTCTCGCTGCTTCTGGTGTTGGTACTGTTGCTCTTGTGGGTTATGGTGTTTATGAGTTATGGAAATATATGGAATCTAAGGGTTATTCTTTTGATTCTTTGACTAATTCTATTTCTTTTGGTGGTAGTAAAGTTGCTGATATTTCTAATCCGGATAAATTAGATGATTCATTTCTTAATGATCTGAATTCTTATTATTCGGGAGGTTTTTCTATTTATGCATTTGGTCAATATGGTTCGAATGCTACTATTTTCAAAGGTACAAATGCTCTTTCTGTTTGTAATCAATTTTTAGCTTCTGCTACTCTTTATAATTCTAATTTTAAAGCTTCAAATTGCGTTATTTCTGGTATTGGTGGTTCTATTGGACCTAATGAGCGTGCAGTTAATTTTACCTACACTCTTGTTGATAATGCCTCTTCAAATCCTAAGCCTCAAAGCCAAAGTAACTATTTGTCTGCTAATGTCTCTACAAATTCTTATGATGTAAAAGAAGAATTAAAGGGTGTATCGGTTCCAGCTAATTCTTTAGCTGATCATATTGCTAATCCTGGTGTTAAGCCTGGTGAAGCTCCTTCATTTATTTCTGATTTTTTTGCTTCTAAACCTGATGCTTATAAAGACTTAATCCAGAATGTTTTTAATCCTGCATATCCTGAAGCTTTACAAAATATTGAAGAGGCTAAGTCTGAAGCTAGACCAGGTTATGTTGATGAAGTAGCTTCTGTTGCTCCTCCAGGATCAGTAACTTCTAGTGACCAAGTAATCCCTCTGCCAAATACTGATGCTACTACTAAAAATCCTGATGGTACTGTAAATCAGCAGCTTCCTGCCTTTTGTTCTTATGCTCCATCTGTTTGTCAGATGGCTGATAAATTTTTAACTACAGTAAATCCTGATAATGAAAAAGTTCCTGAAATTAAACATGAAATTACTGTTTCTGACCGTTTAAATATTTCTGCTCAATGTCCTGCTCCAATTTCTTTTGATTTTATGGGTACTTCTTTTGATATCAAATATGATTTTATTTGTTCATTTGCTGAAAAGATTAGGCCGGTTGTTTTAAGTGCTGGTTATGTAGGGTCTGCTTTCCTTGTTTTAAGGAGAATTTAGATGCCTGCTTTTCTTTATACTGCTTTGACTTGGTTTGCTTCTAATCTTCTTGCTAAGGTTTTGATAGGTGCTGGTTTAGGTATCTTTTCATATCATCTTATATCTGATTTTACTGACGATATGATTAACAACTTAGTAAGTCAGATCAATTCTGGAATCGCTTTAGATTTATTACAAGTTTTAAGTATTGCTGGTTTTATTACTGCTCTTAATACTTTGATTTCTGCGATGACTATTGTTGGTTATTTTATGGCTGTTAAGTTAGTTGTTGGGAGATCAAGTTAATGCCTATTTCACTTTTAACTAGTCCTCCCGGTACTGGCAAAACTTTAAAATCTGTTGAGATTATTTTCAAAAAACTATCTGAAGGTTACATTGTTTATTCAAATATTATTGGCTTAAAGATTCCTGGAGTTTTATCTCTTGAATTTAATGCTGATTGGCGTGATTTGGATAGTTTTAAGCGTTCTATGCCTGAACATGCTGACAAACCTATTTTTGTCCTTATTGATGAGTGTCATGAGTGGTTTTGTTTTGGATCTCAATTTAATAAAACTAAAATAAAAGAAATTAGAGAAGAAGCTGAAGAATCTAAGAAGCAGCAATTTTTAATCTTAAAAAAAACTAAACAAAGATTTTCAGACATTCTTGCTTCTATACGTGGTGAGAAGACTAGTATTGTTTCTGATGATGAGGTAGATGAACCTTTTTTCATTTCTGCTGAAGAGTATTCTGTTTATGAAGAGCAAAGGGCTGCTCTTTCAATGCATAGGCATTTTGGTTTTGATTTCCTTTTAGTCACTCAAGAAGTATCAAAACTAAATAAAACTGTTCGTGACTTCATTTCTGTTCATATGCATATGCGTCGTCCTTTCAATTTGCCTTATGCAACTATTTATCACTTTCGAGAGGTTCAAGATAATTTAGGAATTCTTACACTTAGATCTGCTGAAAGAAAAGAGCGTTTTAAATACCCAAAATGGCTTTTTAATTTTTATACTTCTACAAATATTAATACGATTAAGTCTTCACCACCTTGGTTTTGGATTGCTGTTCTTTCTATACCGGCTTTGTTTCTAGTATGGTTCCTTTATGGGCTATTTGCTCATGGTTTATTTAATTCTAACGATACTCAGAAGTCTACACAAAAAACTACTTCTGTTGCTACAGCGAACCCTTCAGCTTCTTCTAATAGTGGTCTTTCAGTTAGATCTACTAATGTAGTCTCTACTAACATTTCTCTTCAGCAAGAAGAATATAGACGTCCTGCTATGGTTATTGAATCTAGTTCGGAATGCCGAGTTTTCAATTCTTCTGGTGATCGTATTGTTACTGATGATGCTACTTGTAAAAAATTGAGTTCTAGAACAACTAATCTTTCTTTTTCTAAGTTAGATAGATCTTCTCTTCATTCACATACTCCAGAGGCAAAGTTAGAGAATAATCAAACTACTTCTTATGATGATCCTTCTTTGTACAATACAGCGAAAACGTATTCGTAATATGTTGCGAGCAGCTTTGCCGCGCAGCAAATATTACGAATACGTTTTCCTTTTCATATACTTATTTCTTATTTTTTTTTGATTTTTCGTTTTTTGACTCTGTTTTTTTGTTTTGTATTGAATACAGTTTTTTCATTTCCAGTCTGAAAATGAAATTCTCTTTTAGCCAAATATTCTTTTAAACAGTCCTTTTTTTGGTTTTGATTTTATCTCTTCAATTGTTTTCTGATCGGCTTCTGTATCTTCTTTTTTTATAACCGGTTGCATCTTTTCTTCTGGTTGTTTCATCTCTATAAGTGTTAGTAACGTATCAATTCTTTCATTTGCTTTTTGTTCTCTATCTTCTGCTTTTTCTAGTTGTTGTTTCAGAAAATGTATTTGGTTTTTAAGTTCTGATATTGTGTTTTCTTGGTTGTATTCTTCTGTATTTGAAATTTGTATTGGACGTTCTTGAATACGTATCTTTTTGTTTTGT